CATACCATACCATACCATACCCTTTTTCATATTCGGTATAAGATATAAACAGATTTTTAATTTTTAATTTTTTTCATATCACTCCAAAACTTGTCATAATTTTCTCTTATTTGTTCATCTTGATTCATTAATTTATAGGCACGTCTAATGTTAATATTATCATCATTCGTTTGGTCATTTTTCAATTTATCTTTGTGACCAGGCAACCACTCCTTCTCACTAGTTATTGCATCTTGTGTTCGTTCTCTATTCAATTGATCTATACTTGAATATTTCGTTCTTCTATGAAAATCTTCTTCTGTAACAGGAACAACTGACTCATGATGTGCTTTTCTTAAATCCTCATACTGTAATTTATCAAATATTGATGATCCGTAATTTTCAGGAGTATCACGCACCAAATCAAAGTGATTATTACTATTTATATCTTGAAAGTCTCTATGTACAACTACTGAACGTAATTCGGTCTTTTTATTTTGTATATATTCATTCATTTGTCCAGTAGTCGATATGGTTTCATCAACTATATCTTCATTTGATTTTAACCAGTCACCATAACCATGTTCTTCTGATTCATCTTTTACTTTCATTTTATCAAACGTCTCGTTGAACCAACTATTATAATCTTTCTGATTCATTTTTTTTATAGCGCCATCAATTATAATACTTTGCTCATTTTCCCATAAATCGTCGTTCTGGTATTCTGTATTGGTTGTAGTACCACTTTGTCGAAGTTGATGAATCTTAAATAAGTATTTATATGCGTGTGTGAAGAATAAAAAATATTTTTTGTCTAGTCTGGATTTATCCGGGTGTGTTTTTAAAACCATTTTTTTTGCCTGTTTTAAATGCTCTTCGCTAAAATTAAAAGGTATTTTAAATAAATTCAATAAATCGTTCAAATCATAATTATGTATATTCAAATCGATATTATCCATTTAGATATACATATCTGTATGTTTTTAATTATTTCTATAATATATACTATTATGAATACTAATTTAGAAGCGTACAATTTTTATATGAATCCAGAAGTTGTAAATAATATGTACGATTTAATGATCGCTGGGGGTAATGATCGATTTACTGAAAATGGTAGACTTACACAAGGTAGTGAACGGGGTGGTAATTTTTGTTATAGAAAACATAGGGATAAATCAACCATAGAAATTATCGGATTTATTCAATCTAATCTTATGCCAGGAACAACCAGTTTAAATTCGGGTGATTTCCCATTTACATTCCACACACATCCTATAGTAATAAAACTAGGTAATAGAGTAAACGAACCTACTATAGACAATTATCCCAACGTGATGAGTAGCGAGGATCTAATAGGGTCCATAGAAGATAATTACTATTATAACCATGAAACCGATAGGTCACTTTGTAATAAAATCCCATCACAGAAAATAGGTGGTATTAATTTTTTTGATATATTGGCAGTACCATATGGTTTATTTGTATATAGACCTAACAAAGAACACGACATTATGAATAAACCTATAAATCTAATTGAGAGAGAATGTGATAATATTTTACTGAAGAGTACTAATCTAATGCCAAAATATTCAGTAAGCAACTCAACGCGATATTTTGATATATCAACTACTAAATCCGTTAATGCTATTAAACAATATTTGGTTTTATTGCGAAAATCTGGTTTTGTTGTAGATTTTTTCCCATGGTCTAATGCGACAACTGAAGGTATTCATTTTATAGCCGATATACCTTCACAATCACCTATTGATAATATATGTATGTGCTAAATTACATTTTTTGACATCTCGCAAAAAATGCATTTATTTCATTTATATCGGTTCCAGAAATACTATCATCCGACACATAATTTGTTGTACCCATTCTATATGCCATTAATGTCGGTATTCCTTTTATCATTTTCTTTGTTTTCATAAAGGCAAATAAATCAAAACATTCATCTATATCCACTTCAAAACATTTAATAGTATCAGAGGTAATACTAACAACCTGAGTATCTATAAAATTCTTGATCGATTGACACGGTTTACACCAATCTGCTGTAAATTTAAAGATCATCACTCCGCTATTTGTACGTAATAAATTTAAAAACGTGTTTCGGTCACCTTCAAATTCAATGAGCATTATATAATTTGGAATAATATATTTAAATTAAAATTGAAATGTAAATATTAATTTAATAAACTATAAAACTAACATAAAATGTACTTGCAACATTTTAAAAGAATGCCACTAAAATTGTTTGATGTCACGCTTCGCGATGGACTTCAATCTATTCCGAAAATCTACAGTTTGATAGAAAAAACGGCCATGTTGCGTGACATTATTAATACTCATAATCCTGCCTCTATTGAAATTGGATCTATTGTCTCGCCTAAAATCCTACCACAAATGGCAGATTCAATTAAACTATATAATGCTGTAGTTTCGTCTAAAGATATTATGAATTCTGGAACAGATATTTATATGTTGACACCAAGCATTAAAGGTCTTAAAATTGCACATGACAATAATATTAAAAATTTCTCATTCATTACATCTGTATCAACTCAATTCCAAGAGAAAAATATCAATAAAACACTAGATGAAACTAAATCTGAAATAAAATCCATGATGGATGTCGTTGCGAATATTGAAGATACAAAAGTCAAATTATATATTTCTTGTATATCAGAATGTCCTATTTTTGGAGTGACGACTAATATTAACATTATAAATGAAATTTCATATTATTACTATACCCACGATGAATTGGATGAAATATGTTTATCAGATACATGCGCTACTCTAGAGTATACAGATTTCAAAATTATTATTGACGAACTAATTAAGCGCAAAATAGATATTAACAAAATTAGTTTACATCTACATAATCAGCCATTAAGATATAATAATCTTAGAAACATTCTTATTTATGCTATGAAAAAAGGCATATATAGGTATGATGTTTCAAATATACCTGAGATTGGGGGTTGTACAGTAACCATGAATTCGACAAATGGTAATTTATCTTATGATCAAATATATAGTTCTCAATATAGTATGAACCACATAATTAGTTAGATAATGTCAAATAATAATTATACATTTTGAACTAAATCTTCTAAGTTCTTAATATCTACATGAGGAAAATTAACATGGGACTCCCAAAAATACCTACAAAATGCCCATACAAATTCAAAATCATTTTTATACATATTTGCATATTCCTTTAATAATTTATTTTCTAGTTTTCTAGGAAGCAAATATAAACTGCTTTTGGGTAATACATAACTCAATTGGACTAGATCTAGAACAGGATTTTTTTCCTTCTCTTTTAATAAATCACCATCAAAATATGGGATATATTTTAACAAATCTTTTAACAAAGGTGGATAATGATATTTATAATGCCACCTCCAATCAACACAACCTGTAGTATAATATTTAAAGGTCCATTCTAATCCCTCCAAATAGTTCAGGCTTATTTCTTTTCTCGAATTATCATCAATATCTACATCAAATAACATATCATAGTATCTTTCTTCCCAATATTTATCAAATGGATTGATATATTTTTCTAATTCTCTGTCTTTTGATGGAGCGTGTAACATTTCTTTATCGAACTTACTACTTTCGTTATCAACTCTAGGTGGTCTCTTTTCTAATTTGTTTCTTAATTTATAATCACGTTGAATGAACTCTTCTTCATGAATAGACAATTCTTTAATAAGCAAACGGAAATTTTTCCACACGATTTTTCCATTTGTAATTATATTTTTACCATTGTTTCCTAATATATTACGATACGTTTCCATAATTGTATCAATTCCATTTGTTCTAATATTTAATGCTGGAAAATGAGGCAAGAAATCATTTCCTAACATGAAGCATAAAAAGATGTAGTCGTAAATTTTATTTTGTTCTACATCGCTTTCAGCCTTACAATCGTTGTTCAAATAATATACCATTTGGTTTTTAAATTCAGGTATATCAATTACATACATGTAGTTAGGATCTAATGATTTATCAATACTTCTAATGAAATCGGGGGTTTCGCGAAATAAGTACATCTTTTTGCAATGCTGTAAATTGTTAATCGTAAGCATAATTAAATCAGCATCTAATCCATAAATAACAGTTTTCATATTTTCAATTTCTGAATGTTCGCGGATGTATTCAAAAATTTTATGTTCACCTTCACCAGCATTATCGCTTCCACATATGACTATCTGATTAACTTTGAATTGAGCACCAATTCGAAAGTAATATTTTATTTGTAAATTTAATTTGTTCATAAAATCTGTTCCAGGTGTAATTGCAGTACTGTCCCAATTAATCTTTTCCGTTTTGTCATATTCATTTATACACCATGATTTGTATCGTCTGTTTTTTTGTTGATTCATTTTTGCAACTGGCGCAACCCCATCAAATGAAATATATACTAAGTTTGTTGGTTTAATTTGTTGTATATAAATTTCAATTTGTTTACATACAGCATTTATCAATTTCCTCTCGTATTCATCATTCTTTCCACTATATTCTATAGTTCTCATTGCATCATATATGATAGAATTACTATCCAAAAATAAATTATCAACGTCAAAACCATCTTTAAACTTTTTTAATATATTTGGATAATTTTTAATTATATATGAAAAATATGCTGGTATCCCCATTGTAGTAACATGTATAGTCGGTTTATATTTAATATGATTTCGTAATATTATATGAGAATCATCATGAAGTGTATTTACAATTACCATTGTTTAGTAAAACATTAATTAAATTTAATTTAAAAATATAAAATCCATGCTAATTATAATGAAAAACATTATTATTGCCGATAATAATAAGGTCCTTTGTCCAAAATCCAAACAAAATCATCTTCGAGTTAACCTTGATAATGCTATTGAATATTTTCATCAAATTATTCAAAAAACAATCATTTCCATCCAAAAATATAAACAATTAGACGTTTTAGGTGCAAATGAATTAAATATTGCTACTCATAGTTTAGAAAAAATATATTTTGAATTATCAAGTAATCAAGTTCTACTCAAACAAAAAAACAATATTGAATTAGTTACAACTAATTTAGATAATATTAGAAATGAACTTATCAATATATTCCGATTATATGGCACTGAAAATATTCACGATTTGTTAAATGTATGCTATGGTGATAAATATGTTAGTAATATAGACTGGGATAATAATAAATATAACTTGCTTGAAACATATTTTCATCCTATTAACTTCAAAATAATACCTTGGAAAAAGGATAGACAATTTGACCATAAAACTATTGAAAAGAATAAAATTATAGAGGATTTTAGTATTGTCGAAAATGCCGATAATTTGGAGTGTTTTGATTTATCTCGAACAAGTAAAATTTTTCAAACAAAGGTATATGGTATTAAAATAGCAATTCATAATAAAGTAGAGAAAAAAACTATTATTGTCTCTGGATTAATAGATGATATACTAATTAGCTGTTTAAATAACGAATATATATTGAAAAAACTTGAAGGGCTAATTATCAGTTCTGTACAACAACCCGAATATGATGTTAACGTGTTCCAACGATTTATACAATCAATGACATTAAAGGAACTAATCGTTTATTCTATTGATGAATTGAATCACAAATATCAAGGACATATGAATCAGGTACTATTAATCAAGCAAAAAAGCATTTCCCAAGTTGTTAAAGAATTTATGAATAGTGATTTATATGGTCAGAGAAATACTTTAATACAATTGCTTTTAAAATCAGACGATAATGAATACCAATATCTCGCGTACTTGTTATATGACATACTATCAACTGATGTCAATGGTTCAATTGATACTTCAGAACAAACCTTACTATTTGATAGTCTTCCATGGAAAACCAAGAATTTTTTTAAGGACGCAATGAACCAAACAATTAATTATACTAATAATTTAGCTAATTTTGATAATAGTAAAATTCCATTAGAACAACAAATATGTTTGATGAAGGCAGATGATTCCATTAAAGAAAAAGCTATGAATAAACTCAAAGAAATAAAATCAAAATCTGATGATACTGGATCAAAGGCTAGAACATATTTAGACGGACTATTAAAAATTCCATTTGGTATTTTTAAGAAGGAACCTGTATTAAATATAATGTCAACTATGAAGGATGTATTTAAACAACTTATTGATAAAATAAAACTCATAGACAATACATTTGATATTGATATTGATATTGAAAATATTACCAATATACAAATTAAAAATTTATGTGAATTAATCAAAGAGAAGTATGTTAAAAATAAGAATGTTAAATTAATTGAAATTCTTATCAATAATTATACACCCGATAAGAGAAATGATCTCATTGTAAATATATGTAATATTAACAACATTATAAAAAAAAATAATGTAAAACGACATAAACTTATTCACTCTGGGAAAAAAATAGAGGTTATGAAATCACAAATAGTTGAGTTTATTATTGATATGGAAAATAATACATCTATTATAGAACAATTATCTACAGGTAAAAATGTTTTAAATGGTTCACTCATTCAAGGTGTTATTGATGATATTAGTCTTATCGAAACAAAATGGGCAAGTATTAATACATATATGAATAATGTTAAAACAATTCTCGATGACGCTGTACACGGACACGAAAAGGCAAAATCTCAAATTGACAGAATTTTAGCTCAATGGATAAATGGTGAACAAAAAGGATATTGTTTTGGTTTTGAAGGACCACCTGGTACAGGAAAGACTACATTTGCTAAAAAAGGGTTAGCAAAATGTTTGGTTGATAATGATGGAGTCAGTAGACCATTTGCCTTTATTGCCATTGGTGGTCAAGATAATGGAAGTACCTTAAATGGACATAATTACACATATGTTGGTTCAGAATGGGGTAAATTTGTTGATATTCTCATTAAAAATAAATGTATGAATCCAATTATTTTCATTGATGAGTTGGATAAAGTAAGTAAAACCGAACACGGTAAAGAGATTATTGGTATTTTAACACATTTAATTGATCCTACACAGAATGATACATTTCAAGATAAATACTTTAATGGTGTAGACATTGATATGTCAAAGGCACTTTTCGTGTTTTCTTATAACGATGTATCTGCTATTGATAAGATTCTCCTTGATAGAATTCATAGAATTAAATTTGAACATTTAACAATTGAAGATAAACTTACTGTTACGAAAAAACATTTACTGCCTGAGATTTATAAAAATATGGGGCTTACTGGATGTATTGAATTTAGTGATGATAATATCACATATATTGTTGAAAAATATACAAATGAACCAGGTATTCGTAAATTTAAAGAAATATTATTTGAGATAATTGGTGAAATCAATCTTTCTTGTTTAAAAAAAAATGAAACAATACAACTGCCTATTACATTGTCTAATGACGATATTAAATACAAGTATTTGAAATTACGCCATGAAAATAGTAATAAAAAAATCCCATTACATCCATCAGTTGGTGTTATTAATGGATTGTGGGCGAATGCTATGGGACAAGGTGGTATTATTCCTATTGAAACGCAATTTTTCCCATCCACATCTTTTATGGATCTTAAATTAACTGGATTACAAGGAGACGTTATGAAAGAAAGTATGACCGTGGCAAAAACACTCGCATCATCTCTCGTTGATACAGATATTATGAGTGAAAATATCACACGAATGGAAAAAACCAAAATGCAAGGCATTCATATTCATTGCCCTGAAGGTGCCGTTCCAAAAGATGGTCCTAGTGCCGGAACCGCAATTACATGTACTATATACAGTTTATTAACAAATAAGAAAATTAGAAATAATATTGCTATGACTGGTGAAATAAATTTACAAGGATGTGTTACAGCTATTGGTGGTTTAGATCTTAAGATTTTAGGTGGAATGAAAGGCGGTGTAACCGAATTTATATTTCCTAAAGAAAATCAAAAAGAGTATGATGATTTTGTTGAACTCTATAAAGACAAGGATCTTTTAACAAATATCAAATTTCATCCCGTTGAAAATATTCATCAAGTATTAAAACTAATTTTTTAGATTTAAATTCTCAAGGGTGTATATAATCAAATGGCTATGCAATTAAATTTTAGTAATATGTTACAATTTTTCGCTGCTATATCACCTATACTGCTTACCTTTTTCTTGGTAATGATTTCTATATTTAATTCTGATATTAAAGGACTTGTATATTTAGGCGGAATATTAACAGCATCACTTATTAACCTCTTTATTTTGAACACATTAAAAGTAAAATCTCAAACGTTGATTCCTCCTAGTTGTAATTTAATAGAATTCCCATTTAACCTAAATGAATATGTTAGTCCAGCATTTAACAGTATGTTTATCGCTTTTACACTTGCATATTTAGTTATGCCAATGAAATATATTTCGGGTATTAATTATCCTGTATTAATTTTCATTACTGGATTGTTAGTTCTAGATGGTGCAACAAAAATTATGGGTGGATGTACTACATTCGGTGGAGTTGCTCTTGGAACACTTGTTGGGTTTGTATTAGGTCTTATTTATTTCATTCTTATATATAGTACTGACCATAAAGATTTGTTGTTTTTTAATGCCGAACCATCTAATAATGTAATATGTTCCAGACCAAAAAAACAGCAATTTAAATGTGTTGTTTATAAAAATGGCGAAGTCTTGAAAGAACTCTAAATAAATATTTTTTATACGTATTAAAAATATTTATAGATTAAAATGTATATAATTGGTTTTCCACCAATCAATAAAATGATTAACTGCTAAACTTTTGTGTAACTCTTCTGTCATTAATTTTGGATTATGACTTTTTGTACTCCAAGTTTGGACAAAGTATTTAACTATATTATTGGTATTTACTAATTTATATCGATTATTTAATTCTTCTGGGTTGAATATTTGTTTACGCGTTTTCGCATTAACCAAATTATGAAAATGGCATAAGAATTGTTTTAGATCTTCCTTAGTTCTAATCATATTAATT